GGCAATACACTCTAATACAGCTAAAAGAAAAAATATAGATAATACTCCAAATGAAACTCAAGTAGAAGCTATGAAATTATTAGCTGAAAAAGTATTTGAACCATTAAGAGAATGGGTTGGAGGACCAATTAAAGTTAATTCATTTTTTCGTTCAGAAGCTTTAAATGAATCAATTGGTGGGTCAGCTACCAGTCAACATTGTAAAGGACAAGCAATTGATATTGACGATGTATATGGTAAGAAAAGTAATGCTGAAATGTACAATTGGATCAAGGATAATTTAGATTTCGATCAAATGATTTGGGAATTTGGTACAGATATGCAACCTAATTGGGTACATGTATCATATGTTTCAGAAGAAAAGAATAGAAACAAATGCTTAAAAGCATATAAAGAAAATGGTAAAACAAAATATAAAGTAATATCATCATAAAGGAACAATAAATAATGGGCGTACCATACCCAAAGTTCCTGTAACTAAGGGAGGCGTAATGCCTCCCTTTTTTAGTTACCCATCACAACTAACACATTCTTGCATAGCTTGATCCGCAATATCTCCACGCAAGACTGATTCTGTTCTCATATAATATAATGTTTTAACACCTTTTTCCCATGCATTTAAATGTACTTTGTTAATCCATTTAGGATTTGCTGTTGCTGGAAAAGCAAGATTTAAACTAACTGATTGATCTATATATTGCTGACGTATACCTGCTTGTCTTACTAATTCTAGTTGATTTATTTCTTTAAATGTCTTAAACACTTCTTTTTCTTCAATAGATAATTCTTTTATATCTTGAACTGATCCACCATCTGCTAATATCTTTTCCCACATTTCTTTAGTATCTAATTTCTTTTTCTTTAAAAGATTTTGTAATGTAGGATTTTTTCTAATAAAAGTTCCTTTAGCTGATTGATCTGTAAAAACATTTGCTGCCCAAGGTTCTATTCCGGGCGAGACGTTTCCGCTAAGCTTTGAATTACTAACAGTGGGAGCAATAGCACGAAGGTGAGTATTACGCATACCAGTACCAACACACCACAAAGGTTCCCCAAAAGCCGTAGCAAGATCCATGGAAGCTCTTTCACTTTCGATTTTAATTTGACTAAAAATTCTTCTTGTTTCATATTGTGATAATAAACCTTCAAATGGTAAACCTTTTTCTTGTAGATAAGTATGCCATCCAAGTACTCCAAGACCTAATGCTCTACCTTTTTCAGCAGATCGTACAGAATTTTCAAATCCTTTTCTATACTTAGCTCTTTGTAAGAACTCTTCTAACACACCATCTAAGAACCATATTGAATCATAAATAATATTTGTATTTTTCCACTCATCATATTTAGCTAGGTTTAAGCTAGATAGACAACAAACGAATGAATGATTTTCATCTGTATGTAAAACTATTTCACTACAGATATTTGTCATATGCACTTTTAAGGAATTGTCTTTGTAAGCTGGTGGATTACTTTTATTCGTGTTTCCTTTAAATAAGATATAAGGTTCTCCAGTCGCTTTACGTTTTTGTAATAATCTTCCCCATTTCCTTCTTGCATTTTCATCTCCACCCATAAGCTTTCGCATAAACTTATCCCCG